AAACGCTCCTTCCGGCGGAATGACGACTAAAGCAAGAAGCAGAGAGTTTTCTCACGGCAATCAAGGTGGGAAACCGGCAGCAACTATGAAAAATCCTGGTCCAAACTTTGGTCGTGGATAATATTTTCTAAACCACTTCCCAAACCGGCACAAGACCCCACCAAGGGGTCTTTTTTTATGCTATGATACTGGAAACCAAAGAACACTATGGAACTCACAATCGTTGCTTACAAACTTGAAGATGGACTGTGGGCATTTGACCACCCCCATAATAATACAGTTCAAGAACTACTCCTAAACGGAACTGAAGAAGCAATTGACGAGCACTTTTATTTTGAAAGTGGACGACACGCAGTTGAAAAGGACCAAATGGAAATCATTTTGAATACAGAAGAACCTGATGATTATGATACTCTGCTTGTAAAAGAAGTTGGTGATGAAGAAGGAACGACTTATACGGATACAACACTTTGTGCTCCTGTGTGGTTGTGCCCTTGGCTACAAGGATACTTTGGTGAAGTTCCAGAGGAAATCTTCGTGAAGGTTCGTCCCATTAATCAAGGTCTTGAAGGATTTGTAAATAGGACAGGTATGCGGAAAATGCTACTGAACTGACCACTTCCCAAACCGGCACAAGGTCCTTCCCCAGCACCCCAATCCGTGTTATGATTACTAGGTAATCAAATGAATGGGGCACGATGGAAGTTCTTGAGATTAGCACCTCTGGTGCGATTGCTAAACTTTCTTTTAATACTGAAACCAGTGAAGTTGGTGTTGCTTACACTTACAAACCTGATAAGTTTTATGTCTTCAAGTGTGATAGTATTGAAGGTTTCAAAGGCAAACTTCGCAACACCTTTAATGCTGGAGAAAGTGTTGGTAAGATGATTTCTCAAATGAAGAAAGATGGTGTCCTCGTGACTGTCTAAATCTTTATTTTTTCTGCTCGTCTAGCAATCTGGTAGAATGCTCCAAACTCATAATTTGGCGGAGAAGGGTTCAATTCCCTTGGCGAGCACTCGCCGTGGTTCAAAACTTTAGATAAGAGCAGTGGGGCACTTATTAAAAAGGTTTGATTTGGATTCACAACCACACGGCACTCTTGACTATTGTGATTCTTTGAGTTATGATAGTCTTATGGGAGCATGGCGTAATTGGTAGCCGCACCAGACTTAAAATCTGTTGGTCTTTGACCGTGGGAGTTCGACCCTCCCTGTTCCTATTATATAATACTTGAAAGTTATATGAAACAGTTTCCACTCAAAACTTGCTTGCGTTATCCTGGCGGCAAGAGCAAAGCACTCAAAACACTTGCTCCTTGGTTTCCTAGTGATTTCAAAGAGTTCCGTGAACCCTTCTTGGGTGGTGGAAGTATTTCTTTAATGGTTTCACAGAACTACCCAAAAGTTCCTATCTGGGTGAATGACAAGTATTATTACTTGTATAACTTTTGGGTTCAACTTCGTGATAATGGACAAGTTCTCAAAGATAAACTAAGAGCAATCAAAGAAGAAGTTCTTAATGACGACAACGCACACCAAGAACTCTTTGATGATTACTCTCATACGATTGGTAATCTTGAACCATTAGAACAAGCAGTTGCGTTCTTTGTAATGAATAAGTGTTCTTATTCTGGTCTTACAGAGAACTCAACATTTTCAGTTCAAGCATCACGGTCCAACTTCTCATTAGTTGGTATTGATAAACTTCCTAGGTATTCTTATATCATTAAGAACTGGAAGATTACTAATATTGATTATGAAGAAGTAATGAACGCAGAGGGTGATGGTGTGTTTGTATTTCTTGACCCACCTTATGATATTAAAGATTTCCTTTATGGAACTGGTAGAAAACTTCACTCATCATTCTCCCACGAAAAATTTGCTGATGATGTGGATAAATGCCCTCATCGTTTTATGATTACTTACAATCTTAATGATTGGTTATTAAGTCGTTATAAAGAGTATAATATAGATGAATGGAAGTTGAGGTATTCGATGGTTCATCGTGGTGAGAAAGGAACACAAGATAATGTGAAAACCGAGTTGCTGATTACGAATTATAAACTTGATACAGTTTTATAAATACTTTGATAGAACTGTAAAAAGCAAATGAATTATAGGGACTTACAAAATATTTCAAATCTCTCTCAACAAATCTTAGTTGAGGGAGCAAATGAAGAGCACAACGTGCTAAACCGTTGGCCTTATACTTCTCCTTATCTTCAAGAATCAACTGAAGTTGATGAAGCAAGTGTAACTGATGATCGTGTAAGAAGAAACCAAAAGGCATTTGGTTCTAACTATACCCCACCTAGAGATTGGGACCAATCTGCTAACCGTGGAAAGGGTGCTGTATTAAATACTAAACAAAAAGAAAAGCAAAGACGCAAAGGACTTGCTAAAGGTGCTATGGGTGAAGCAGTAGACCTCTACGACATCATTCTCTCACATCTTCTTGATGAAGGTTATGCTGAAACACAAGAACAAGCAGAAGTCATTATGGTGAATATGAGTGAAGATTGGAGAGAGAGTATTGTTGAAGAAGTTCTTGATGAAGGACAAAAAAAATATCCAACAGAAAAAGTTGAAAATGCAGGAAATAGAAAGGTAAGAACACTTAGAGACCCAAATATATCTCCAGAAAAGAGACTAAGAACTGCTATACAACTTGATACTATTGGAAATTCTTTTATGTCTCATCTTACAAACAGACCACAGCCGGTTCCTCCAAAAAGAAGAAAATAATTGAAGACCACTTTCTGAACTGACACAAGACCCCATCAAGGGGTCTTTTTTTGTGATATAGTGTTTGTACATAACATTTGACAAAACTCTAAAAAACTGTTATATATACTATACACAACATTCAAACAATGACTAATCTCCATTCACAACCAAAGAGTGATTATCCGATGAACCGCTGGTTTATTGGAGAGACCCTCTTGGTTGCGAATATGGTAAGTCAAAGTTAAAAGACAAATCATAAAAAGCAACAAAGAGGGAGAATCCAAAAGATTCACCCTCTTTTTTTTATGCCTTGTGCCACTTGTGCTACTGGCACACTTAAAGAGCACGGACCTCAAAACGTGGTATTCTTAAAGGGTGGTTGAGAGACCACCAGCACCTTGACAATTTAAACCTTTTATGGGTACGTAACTCAGTTGGTAGAGTAGCGGGCTTTTAACCTGTAAGTCGTCGGTTCGAATCCGACCGTACCCATCGTGGGAGAGTGTCTACTGTTGGCAACGTAGTACCAGTCTGTAAAACTGGGGTGGTTTTTTAGCCTCGGGGGTTCAATTCCCTTCTCTCCCACCTTGACCCTATGATGAAGTGGTTATCATACTTCTCTGTCTAAGAAGAATCACGAGTTCGAATCTCGTTAGGGTCGTCGTGTTCCTGTCGTCTAATGGTTAGGACGATGCCCTTTCAAGGCATAAACGAGGGTTCAAATCCCTTCAGGAATACTTGGGAACATAGCTCCAATTGGTAGAGCACTTGTTTGAAGAACAAGGTGTTATCGGTTCAAATCCGATTGTTCCCACCTTGGAAACATAGCTTAGTTGGTAAAGCATTCGACTGATAATCGAAAGACCACTGGTTCAAGTCCAGTTGTTTCCACTTGTTGCCTTCAGGCAACATAAAACCCTTATGGGTTGCTTCAAGACAACATTGGAAGTGTGGCAGAGTGGCTTATCGCAGAATCCTGCTAAGATTCCGTGTCTAGTAATAGGCACCGTTGGTTCAAATCCAACCACTTCCGTTGGCAGTATAGCTGAGTGGTAAAGCACATCATTCATACCGATGCGACCGTGGGTTCAAATCCCACTACTGCCTTGTGTCGTTAGCCTAGTGGTCAAGGCATCTGTTTGTGGAACAGAGGAGATGAGTTCAATTCTCATACGACACCCCGCCCTTATAGCTCAGTGGTAGAGCAACTCACTAGTAATGAGTAGGTCGCTAGTTCAAATCTAGTTGAGGGCTCTCAGTTGCCGAGGATTCCTCGGTAACTCAATATGTCTAGGTGGCAGAGTGGTCGAATGCGGAAGTCTGCAAAACTTCTTATCGTGGGTTCGAATCCCACCCTAGACTCTTGGTTCTTTATGGACCATATTTAATCCAGAATCGTATAACAGGCAGTACCACGCCCTTTGACGGCGTTTATCTAGGTTCGAATCCTAGTTCTGGAACCAGCCCGATTGATGGAATTGGTATACATACTTGCCTTAGAAGCAAGGTTCTGCAGGTTCGAGTCCTGTATCGGGCACCTTGTTGGACTAGTGTAACGGTAGCACTACAGTCTCCAAAACTGTCAGTCAGAGTTCAAATCTCTGGTCCTTCGCCTTGTCCTTTTAGCTCAGTGGAATAGAGCAGTAGGCTACGAACCTATGTGTCGGGAGTTCGAATCTCTCAAAGGACGCTTGACTATCTTTTATAGATAGTCTATACTTAAATATAGTAGGGGTCCGGTTGGCCGAGGACGCAATCTTGAAAATTGTTGGGGTTAATAGCCTTCGCAGGTTCGATTCCTGTCTCTACTGTTAGTAATCACTAGACAAATAGTCTAGAAAGATGCTAAAATAACCAGATGCCACTCATAAGACTGGCACACAACACTTGACATAATACTCGTTATGTCTTATACTTCACTTGTGTGGAGGAAGTGCTGAGAGTGATGCCAAAAGTAAGGCACCCCGACAAGGGATACAGTAGAAGGATGCGAAACCTTCCACTCTCACAAACATTAGGTAAGTAAAGTAAAAGGAGCATGGGAACCAGTAATGGAGATACCGCACCTGCCTATTAACACCCCTCAAGCCTATCAACGATGCTCAAACAGAGGGGTCACTGCGAAATTAATTCAGCGGTAGAATGTCTGCCTTCCAAGCAGAACGTCAGGAGTTCGAATCTCCTATTTCGCTCCAGGGAGATTGGCGCAGTGGTAGCGCAGCTGCTTTACACGCAGACGGTCCACAGTTCGAATCTGTGATTTCCCATTAGCAATCTTATGATTGCTAAAATAACCGGGCATTAGCGCAGTTTGGTAGCGCGTTCCGTTTGGGGCGGAAAGGTCAAAGGTTCAAATCCTTTATGCCCGATTGGAGACTAAATATCTCCAAAATCTATATTATTCTTTTTATGTCTCTTATTTCACAACAAGACCGAGAACTTGCCATTGAAGCATTGGATTTCTACCTTTTCAGTAAAGGTAACGACTTCACTGAAGCAAAGAGAGCAGAAGTAAATGCTCTTCTTAATTGGATTAAAATTGAGAAATCTAAGCATGAACATTAAACTCTGGTATTGCGATTCAATGAAACAATGGCGTTGGACATTAACAGATTGTTCTCGTCCAATCATCAAACAAGAGTCAGGACAACGACCAGATTTAAGAGATGCTATGAATGATGTAGCAACAACAGTTGAGTATATGTTAGAACATAAACTTTAAACTTTTATATTGGGATGTAGCACAACGGCAGTGCGAGGAGCTGTTAACTCCTAGGTTACAGGTTCGAATCCTGTCATCCCAGTTGAAGTCTTAATACTTCAAATAACGCAGACGAGTGTAAAGGTAGCACGATAGGCTCATAACCTATAGGACGGAGTTCAATTCTCTGGTCTGCCTCCAATAAGGGGGATTAGCTCAGTTGGTAGCAGCGCATCCTTTGCAAGGATGAAGTCATCGGTTCGAGTCCGATATCTTCCATTTGACATATAAGACTCTTTATGCTACTATATAAAGAGTTCAAGAGGATAAACCTCTATATTCCAACACATCGGGGCAGTACCGATTATCTCCATTTCAAGGGGATAAAATAGAATCGACTGGGATGTATGTATTATCTGTTGACGGAACAAACAAACAAACGCAAACAACATTGTTGCTTTCTCTCGTCAAACAGTTTCTGTTTGAACTAAACGAGTGAGGGGGTTATAAGTTTCCTTCTTACCCAAAACTTACAAGGAGGTGTAATGCCTCCTATTTTTGTGCCTTATGCCACTATGAGGACTGGCACACAACACTTCAAATGTCCCTGAAGACCTGCTATAATATGTGTATAATAAAAAAAATCCATGAAGTTTTCAGAATTTGTTCCTGCTTATCATCGCATCAAAGCACGAGGATTTATTAAATCTCATCGTAAAGGTGATGGTGGAGTTGGAAATACTTTTGAACAAGAGTTGGGACTAACTGAAAATTGTATTTCTGGTCCTGATATTGAAGGTAAAGAATTAAAAACAGCCCGCAAAGGTGCCGGTGGTAAACAAACACTTTTTACTAAAGAAGGAAAATGGCAAATTGGACAATTGAAGTTTATTGAGCAATATGGTTTTCCTCATAATAAGTATCCAGATGAAATGTCTGCTCAATCTACTGTAACAAAAACTAAGAATAATCGTGGATTTTGGATTTATACTTCTAATGAATACGTTGCTGTAAAGCATGATGAAGTAGAGATTGTGAAGTGGGATTGGGATTCACTGATTGATCAATTTGCACATAAGTTTCCTGCTTGTGTGAAAGTGTTTGCTGATGTACAAAAACGTGATGGTGTGGAATATTTTCACTACAATGAAGCATATATTTATAGTGGAACAGATAAAAATCTTTTCCGAAAAGCAATTGAAGATGATATAATTTCTATTGACTTACGACTTCGTACACAATATAATGTTGGTAGTGGTAAAGGTGTGCGTAATCGTGGTACTGCTTTTAGATTAAATCATAATAATATGGATAAACTGTTTATCAAAGAGGTTTTAGAATGATTGATACTATTCTCTATGGTGATTGCCGACAAACTCTCAAGCAGTTTGTAAATGCTGGTGTCAAAGCACAAATGTGTGTGACCTCTCCACCATACTACGGACTGCGTGATTATGGTAATGAGAATGATCAGATTGGACTAGAAGAAACACCAGAAGAGTTTATTGCTCAACTTGTAGAAGTTTTTCGTGGTGTTCGTAATGTTCTTACTGATGATGGTATTCTTTGGGTAAATATTGGGGATAGTTACTATAATTATAGACCAGGTAAAGGTCAAAAAATTCATAAGCAATCAGTATCTAAAAGTTTACAAGATCTTCCTCAAGATAAATGCCCTCGTCGTGGAAACAAACTTGATGGACTGAAGGATAAAGATCTTATTGGGATTCCATGGATGTTGGCATTTGCATTGCGATCTGACGGTTGGTATCTACGACAGGATATTATTTGGAGCAAACCAAATCCAATGCCTGAGAGTATGAAGGATCGTTGCACCAAATCTCATGAATATATCTTTCTGTTATCTAAGAGCAAGAACTACTATTTTGATGTAGAATCAATCAAAGAACCCACTGTAGATGGTAAAGAATTGAAGCGTAAGCGTAGTGTGTGGGATGTAACTACCAAACCTTATAAAGGTGCTCATTTTGCGGTGTACCCACCTGAATTGATTGAACCTTGTATTCTTGCAGGTTCTAAAGAGGGTGACATAGTGTTAGATCCCTTTATGGGTAGTGGTACAACTGCAGCAGTAGCAAAGTATCATAATCGCAGTTATATTGGTTGTGAACTTCATAATGAATATGGTAACCTTATAGAAGAAAAGGTAAAAGAATTCTGTTCAAGAGTGCCACTTGAGGAACCGTCCACTCCACTCTCCAATGCCCTCACAGACCTGCTATAATTACAGAGTAATCAAACAAACGCAATGGCAACTCGTTCTCGCATTGGACTAGAATTCTCTGATGGTTCTATTCTGTCTGTTTATCATCATTGGTCAGGTTATCCCGAATGGTTGGGTCGTATTCTGCAAACTCACTACAACAGCAAAGAACTTGCTGCTGAATTGATTGATGGTGGTGATATGAGTTCTTGCTGGACTGATACTCCATTTGATTGTGATGGTAAAGCATCCAAGTATGGTCCAAATTATTATTCCCTCCGTGGTGAGGATTGTCCTCCTCGTCTTGATGCTAACCTGATTGAGTATGTTGGTGATGGTGAAGAGTATGCCTATCTTTACACCCTGAATGGTGAGTGGGTGTGCTATGATTTGCACGAAACTCCTAAGGTCGTTGAAATTCCTAGTGGAGCACTTGCTGTATGATGACTAAAATCAAACGTAAAATGGTAAATGTTGAACCGATTTCTTCCAAAGCAAAGAATCGGTTCGCAAACATTATGGACAATCTTCATGGTTGTCATGTAGAACAAGAAAAAGATGATATGATATTTCTTGCCTCTCTAAACAAGAAATACTTTATGTGGTTGCCTAAAGATGGAAATGAACATTGGAGGATTGTAAAATGATGGTAGAACTGAACAAACCGGAGATTGATGCTATTCTTTCTTCACTTCAATTGCTTTCTAAACAAAACCAAGTGATTATGGAAGATTGCCTTTCAATTTCAATCAATCAATTGTATAATAAACTTACAAGTATTCAAGAACAACTTTATTATTCTCGGTAATCTCAAATGACTTTCAAAGCAACCGTCAAGTTTTCTTACACCAGTGATAATCAAGACCCACCAAGCAAGTGGTTTCCTGAAAGTGTAGATCGTAAAACCATTACAGTTGAAGCACCAGCAGAAGACTTGAATATTCATCAGTATTATGAACTCTTCAAGAACTTTCTAGGTGCTGCTGGATTTTGTGAGTACAGCATTATGGATGGTGCTTGCCGTGTGGCATTCAATGACAGCAACAGTGAAGCACAGATGAAGAAAGTTGCCGATGAGTATGACCTCTTTCTTGCAGAAGATTATTACAAAAAACTTGTTGAGTATGATGCACAACAAGATAGAGATATTGCAGGACTGGAAGCAGAAATTAAAGAACTGAAAGAAAAACTTGCAAGGGTTCTTCCAGAGCAATATACTGATAAAGATTTTCCAAGGGATGATGGAACATCCTGGAACAAACCTTGGAATGGTTTAGTTCCTGGTTCAGACGAAGCATATGCAGAAGGATGTAAATGCCCTATTCTTGATAACCAGGAAATGCCCAATGATAAGAAATGGGTCAATGGTGATTGTCCTCTACACGGTAAAGTAAAATGAAACCAAACACTTATGTAATTCTTCAACGAGCAGTAGAAGAAGGAGCACTTCTTGGATACCGAAGAGCATTCAAGAGGGTTGAAAATCCAACAGAAGACCAAATTGTAGATGCCATTACAGATGCAGTAATGCTGACTGTAAGTGAAGTATTTGATTTTTCCCACCAATCTGGAGATAGTTATCAATGAGTCGGTTTAGCACAACAGTATCCACAATCGCAGCACTGAGCACAATTGCAGTGACTTCCGTGACTGCATACAAAGTGTTTGACAATCAACAAGAGAATACACAAAAGCAACAGGTGATTATTGAAGACTTGAAGCAACAACTGGAAGCAAAGAAACCAGAACTTATTACTCCTCAAGTTCAAGTGGTTAAGCAACCTACAACTCCCCCTGTTCAAGTGGTTCAACCTCCTCTAACTCCTCCCCCTCCTGTGGTTCCTCCTGCCCCCGAACTTCCTATTCAACGATGATTTCACTTCTTGCTTTCACCTTTCTTCAACTTCCTTCATATCAGTATAATATGAAGTATAATACAGTTCATGTGCCTGAAAGTGTGGCACGATATTGTGCGAGTGCTGTGGGTATTCCTTATGCCTCTGACAACTTCTCACCACAAGAATGGGAACGATTCCAGGATTGCACTTACTTACAAATGGAGCAGAAGAAATGATTTATGAAGTCCAAACTTATGATACCACAGACAACACTGTGTATTATGAGACTGTAGAAGATGTTATGAGTTGTGAGGATGCCCGTGATGTAATTGCCGAGAAGTATCCAAATCGTAATGTGATTGCTGTTCAATGTTCTGGTAGCAATGAACCAGGACAAAAAGGCAGTATTTATTGAGGTATTATGAAATTTGATTATTGTAGAGAAGTTTCATTGCCAGGTTCTGGTCCCTCTTCTTCATTTCCCCACACATACCATTTTCAATTTTCTTTATCTTCTAATGAAATTGAAAAAGTTCTTCATAAGTATGGTATTGCTCGTAATATTAGTGTTATTGATGCACTTGAATGTGGAAGTAATAATGACCCATATAAAATACTATGGTCTTTGACATTACTTCAAGATGCTTTTTCTGACGATGGTAAAGTTGATTTGGGTATTGATTACAAGAAAAAGTATGAAGAACTTGTAGAACTTCTAAAACCTTATAAACTTGAAGATGATATGTCTCCTTCAACAACTCTCAAAATGATTTTGAAGTATCAGGTAAAATAATTATGACTGAATTTTATGTGATAATGGTAAAAAGGCAAAATGGTAAAGTGTATGTTGACTTACATAATACCAATCAGGTCATTTACCTTACAATAGAAGATGCCTATGAAGAATGGAATAATACAGAGCATTACAAAGAATATTATCACATCGTAAAACTTATTGCTTGTTTGCCAGAGACACTTGAAGAACTGGCACAAGGACTTCCCAAAGTCCCACAGAATGCCTTATAATGACTTCATAACCACCTGAAACTCTGATGACTGCCCATCCCATCATTCCCAAAATCGCATACATTCCTCTTGAATACACACTTTCCGTAGATGAGTTCGTAGAAATGTGGTGTAAAATAAAAGTTGCGCCAAATAAATTTTTAGAACCTCCCACACAAAAGGACTACGATGACTGGTGCCTTTCTAGAGCTGAAGATTATTTTTGTATTATGCTAAGTGATAATAATGATGGTAGTATTCGTTTGAAGGAAGACACCTGACGAACTGGCACAAGGACTTCCTAAAGTCCCACAGAATGCCTTATAATACACTCATACGCAATTCGCAAACAGCAAATGAACATTACTATAAAAGAATTCTTTGATATGGTTACAAAAACTATTGCGGAACCTCATACTACAATCACCGAACACGATAAACGCAGGGCAATTCGTGTGTTTCTTTATCTTGATGAATTTATGATGGAGAATGTGCCCGAGTATTGTGATGATACATCAGAGTTAGGTGAGATTGATTTTGGTTTTTATGCTGCGGGTATTTTGGATGAACTGGAAGGAAAATGAAAAAGTGGTTTGAAGATGCTTGGTGGTCTTGGGGATGTTGTATTCATTCCCGATTTGTTGATTATAATGACAACATAGACCGTTGTGCTTTTTTTGAAGAATTAAATTTTGGGTGGTCTCAAATGAGATATGAATACCTTATGTCCCAACCAAACTTTGACCCTTATAATCTATCAGGTAGAGACCCTTATTATTCTTATGTGATGAAAAACAAATGAACCTCCCAACATTCATAAACAAGTTGATAATCGGATATAAACCGATTATGTATTCACCATTCTGGTGGTGGTATAGGTTGATGTCCCATCAGGGATTCAGATTTGATGACTATCATATTTGGTGGTCATTCTGGAGTTCTTTGAATGGTGGTTGGTGGGATATGAACTACAAGTGGGAGTTTGAGAAGTTCTGGGGTAAGGGAGCAAAACCTGAAAAGATTGTATTACCAGTAAAAGATTTTGATGCCCTTGTAGAAATGTTAGAATTCCCAAGTGAATCAACAATGGAATCAGTCAAAAGACTTATGAACCGCAAAACACCTTTTGAGAAACCAAATGACTAACAAACTAAAATTCACACAAGTATCACGAGTAATCTGCCCTAAAACTGGTATTCATTATTTGGATGCTATTGATGAGTATGGAAATCATTGGATGGCACAACAGGAAACTACTGTGGAACCTTGGATTACATATAAGGAAGTTTGGTATCAAGACCCCCAACAACCCGTAAAACTATGACTGACCTTGATAAAATCCTTGAAAAACATAATAATCCTCCACCAACACTTTATAAAATCATTCACGACGAGTTAGGATACTCTCACGATTGTACTGCGGAAATTATTGATGCTGTGGAGAAATGGTTACCGAAGGAAGA